CTGTTCTGTTTGCGGGAAACAACAAGCTATTCAAACTTGGTACTTCTAACGCAGTGACTGAGTTGACCTATGGTGGTGGAGGTTCTGCCCCTACTATCACAGCATCTAATTGGCAATGTGCATCTTTGAATGGCATAGCTTATTTCTTCCAAACTGGTCACGATCCACTCATCTTTGACCCCGCAGTAAGTACAACTACTTATCGCAGAGTCTCTGAGAAGTCAGGCTATGTGGCTACTGTTCCTCAAGCAAATATTGCCATCTCAGCTTTTGGTCGCTTGTGGGTGGCTAATACATCCACAGATAAGGTCACGATTACCTTCTCTGATCTGATTGCGGGTCATGTATGGGGTGGTGGCACTTCAGGCACTTTGGATGTTTCTAGGGTATGGCCTAATGGTGCTGATGAGATCATGGGTCTAGCGGCTCACAATGATTTCTTTTTCATCTTTGGTAAACGGCAAATTCTTGTTTATTCTGGTGCTTCTACTCCCGCATCCTTGGTTCTGTCAGACACAGTAGGCTCTATTGGGTGCATTGCTAGAGACACTATTCAGTCAATTGGTACAGATGTGATTTTCTTGTCTGACTCAGGTGTTCGTTCTCTTATGAGGACAATCCAAGAGAAGTCTGCACCCCTGAGAGACTTGTCCAAGAATGTGCGTTCTGACCTTATTTCATCTTTGGCGGTAGAGACTTTGGCTAATCTGAAGTCTGTTTACTCAGAGAAGAATGCCTTTTACTTGCTGACTCTTCCAGTAACAGGTCAAGTCTTCTGCTTTGATACAAAAATGCAATTGCAAGATGGTGCTTTTAGAGTAACTAAGTGGGACTCTATTACGCCTACTGCTCTGTACTCACTCAGGAATGGTGATCTGTACATTGGTAAGAGTGGCTTTATTGGCAAGTATGGAAGTTTCTTAGATAACACTTCTACTTACCGATTGAGCTACTTCACCAACCATGCAGACCTTGGTAATGAGAATCAGATTTCTATTCTGAAGCGAATCAAAACAATCATCATTGGTGGGTCTAACCAGACTGTTACGATTAAGTGGGGTTTTGACTTTGCTGCCAACTATTTGTCAGGCAATGCTTTTATCCCTGAACAACAGAACTATGAGTATGGCCTAGCTGAGTACGGAGTAGCAGAATACTCAGGTGGACTCTTGATTAAGACACTAGATGTAAATGCGTCTGGTGCGGGTAAAATTGTTCAAACAGGTTACGAAACCACTATCAACGGCACTCAACTGTCAATTCAGAAGATTGAGATTCAGTCTAAGAACGGCAAGATTTCGTGAGTAATGTACTCGCACTAGGAGAATAACTTTGACAAATTATGTAAAGAGCACGAATTTCGCTACCAAAGACAACCTTACGCCTGGTGATCCACTCAAGGTCGTGCGAGGTACTGAGATTGATACTGAGTACAACAACATTGCTACTGCCATTGCGACTAAGACAGACAATGCGTCTGCCGCAATCACGGGCGGTACGATTACAGGTATCACAGACTTAGCAGTTGCTGATGGAGGTACAGGTGCTTCTACGGCTACTGCTGCCTTGAATAACCTCTTGCCTAGCCAAACAGGTAACTCTAGCAAGTATCTACAGACTGATGGAACTAACGCTACTTGGGATGCAATCAGTATCAATACTGGCGACATCACAGGCACTCTAGCGGTAGCTAATGGTGGTACTGGTGTAACTAGCTCTACTGGCACAGGTTCTGTTGTTCTGTCAAACAGTCCTACATTGGTGACTCCCGCATTGGGAACTCCTGCATCTGGTACTTTGACAAACGCCACAGGATTGCCAATCTCAACTGGCGTAAGTGGTTTGGGTACTGGTGTAGCTACTTTCTTGGGTACACCATCATCTGCTAACTTGGCTTCTGCCGTTACAGATGAAACTGGATCAGGTGCTTTGGTTTTTGCCAATAGCCCCACTTTGGTAACTCCTGCCCTTGGAACTCCATCTGCCTTGGTTGGCACAAACATCACAGGGACTGCTTCAGGTCTGACTGCGGGTAACGTCACCACTAACGCTAACTTAACAGGTGCAGTTACTTCTGTTGGCAATGCAACCTCTTTGGGTTCATTTAGCTCCTCCAACCTTGCAGGTGCTTTGACAGATGAGACAGGAACAGGATCAGCAGTATTTGCTACCTCACCTACCTTAGTAACACCTATCCTTGGAACACCTACTAGCGCAACCTTAACGAATGCTACAGGTCTTCCTATTGCTACAGGTGTATCAGGTCTAGGAACAGGCATTGCAACGGCTCTAGCGGTTAATACAGGCTCTGCGGGTGCGCCAGTATTGTTCAATGGTGCATTGGGTACACCCTCTAGCGGTACTTTAACAAACGCAACTGGTTTGCCTAATGCGGGTTTGGTAAATAGTTCAATCACCATTGGCGGTACTGCTATTGCATTGGGTGCTTCATCTAATGCGCTTGCTAATGACATTACCATTCAAGGCGTAACTGTAGGTCGTGGTGCAGGTGCTTTGTCTACCAATACTGCGGTGGGTGCTAGTGCTTTGGCGGCAAACAGTACAGGGGCAAGGTTAACGGCTCTTGGCACAGAAGCTGGGTATACGAATAGCACGGGGCTTGACCTTACTTTTTCAGGCTTTCGTTCTGGTTATCTAAACACCACTGGCGGTTACAACACCGCTCATGGTGCGTATTCTTTTTACTCCAACACAACAGGTGAAAGCAATGTGGCCATTGGTCATGGCGCACTTGATGAAAGTACCACGGCATCATATAACACCGCCGTGGGTAGAGATGCACTTGGCGCAAACACCACAGCATCTAACAACACGGCTGTAGGTTATCAGGCGGGGTATACAAACCAAACTGGCACACTCAATACATACATTGGTGGTACTTCAGGTTATTTATCTACAGGAAGTTCCAATACTTATGTTGGCGGTAGAAATGCTGTAGTCAATGCATCTTCTGGTGAATCAAACGTAGCATTAGGTGATGCCGCACTTTATAGAATAAGTTCTGGCTCTTACAATGTTGCTTTGGGCCAAGGTAGCATGGTTTCCAATACAAGCGGTGGGAAAAACACGGTAGTAGGTATGGATGCACTTCAAGCTAATACCACAGCATCTAACAACACAGCTGTAGGTTATCAATCTTTGTACACCACCAATACTGGTGCTAACAATGTCGGCATAGGTTTTAGTGCGGGATATTTAAATCAAAGCGGAACGCAATGCGTTTTTATTGGTCAAAACGCTGGATATTCTAGTACCGCAAACAACAATACATTTGTTGGAGAACGCTCTGGTTATACAAACACAGGGGCGCAGAATTCGTTCTATGGTCAATACTCAGGATTTGGGGCGACTACTGGCACAAACAATACGTTTTTAGGGAATGGCGCTGGCAGTTCTATGACAAGCGGCAGTAGCAACTCCATTCTTGGAGGCTACAACGGCAACCAAGACAGCCTAGACATTCGCACAGCATCTAACTATGCAGTTATTTCTGATGGCGATGGTAATCGACAGATTACGATGAAAGAAGGGCAGACCCTTGCGCTTGACTCAGCAGTACCTAACGCTGGCACAGGCATCACATTCCCCGCAACTCAATCAGCATCATCAAACGCTAATACTTTGGATGATTATGAGGAGGGGACTTGGCCTCCTGTTATTTTTAGTGGTGCAACTGATGCCACTATGCAAGGAGATACTGCTGGTACATATACAAAAGTTGGTCGAGCAGTTCACATTCAAGCGTATGTAAGAACAAGTAGTCTTAATGCAATTACTGGCGATATATCTATTAAAGGATTGCCATTCCCAATTCAATCTAGTTATGCCGCATACGGAGGAGTTACCGCATCATGGGGTGGCAACTTAAATATTACGGCTGGTCAAAGTGTTGGCATCACACCAAACGCTCCTTATTCTGAACTTACTGTAAAAATATGGAACGATGCAACTGGTAGTTCAAATATGACTGGAACACAATGGAGTGATGATGGATTCGTTGCTTTTTCATTAACTTATTTTGTCTAAAGGAAACAATCATGGCTTTAACTGAAACTACTTACATTTCACAATTCAACATTCAACCTAATGGCTGCATTGGTGTCCAAAAAACAACCGATGTTGCAAAGGATGGCGTTGTCATTTCATCAAGCTATTGGCGCACAACTCTATTGCCCAATGACCCACAAGCATCAACAGTATTGGATGAGGCTTATTACTTGAGCATTGCCACATACGCTTGGACTCAGACATCTCCACAACCTTACAACCCTACTGAGGCTTGAACATGACTACTTTTACAACTTGCATCACGGCAATGTACACGCTGCAACAGCCTGACCCTAACTATGTGGTCAATGCTTTGTGGGAAGTCACTGGCGTAGACGGCACTTACACTGCATCTATTGGTGGCAACACGCAGTTCAACTCTGCTGACCAAGTTGGCCCAGTGATTCCCTATGCTGATTTAACAGAATCGGTTGTGCTTTCATGGATTCCTGAGTCTGCCATTGCAAGCGCACAAGCGTGTGTTCAAGGTCAGATTGACTCAATGATTACACCTCCTGTTAGCCCCTCAAATACTGCATTGCCTTGGGGTCAAGCATGAAATTAGAGTTAGACGTTAACGAGATTAACTTTGTATTGCAGACCTTGGGAAACCTCCCATCGTCTAGTGGCGTATGGCCTCTGATTCTTAAAATAAAAGAACAGGCTGAAGCGCAAGTTCCTAAAGAAGCGGAGTAAACATCATGGCGTTCACAAGTCAACAAATTAGAGATTATCTGATTGGAAATCCAGGCATGACTGATGCCCAGATTGTTGCGGCTATGGAGACTTTCCAAATCTCTCCTGCTCAAATGGCAAGTGCTGTTGGCTTGGATGAAGGTGCGGTTGCGGCTCGTGTGGGTGCTACTGTTGCTCCTGGTATGTCCGTAACACTAGGCGATACTGTTGTTACGCCTCAATACCAATATATTCAGTCTGGTGAAGATAATCAAGTTGGTGCGCTTGAGACTGTTTTCACATCTAAGACTACAGGCGATCCTAACTACAAAGCTCCTGTTGGAACACCAATACAGATTTACAGTGCTACTGGCGACTTTATCAATACAGTTAAGACTAAAAAAGACCTATCATTCTTTGGCGGCATTGTAGATGCACTGAAAGACCCATATGTTCAAGCGGCTATCTTAGGTGCTACTGCTGGTGCTAGTGGATTATTTAGCGGTGCAGGAACTGCTGCTACTGTTGGAACTAGTGGTTTAACTGCGGCTGAGATTGCATCTTTAACTGCGGGAGACTTAGCCATTGGCGGTGGTGCTTTTGCCGTACCAACTGCGGTAGGCGCAACAGCGGCAGGTTTAACTGCGGCTGAAATTGCCGCATTAACAGCACAAGACTTGGCTATAGGTGGCGGTGCTTTAGCGGGTACT